TACGCCTATGGGTACTCTCGCTGCCATGGGTACTGTTTTGGCTCATAAGCATGGTTTTACTTATTCGTCAGTTGAACATGGCATTATTATTGGTTTAGTATCTATTCGTGCAGATCTTACATACCAGCAAGGTATGCACAAAATGTGGTCTCGTAGTACACGATATGATTTCTACTTCCCTGTATTCTCACACTTAGGCGAACAAGCTATTCTCAATAAGGAGATTTACGTAGATGGATCATCGAACGACAACAACGTATTCGGATATCAAGAGCGTTGGGCAGAATATCGCTATAATCCTTCTCGTATTAGTTCTCTTTTCCGCAGTACTGCTTCCGGAACTTTAGATGCTTGGCATCTTGCTCAGAAATTTACTTCGCTTCCTACTTTGGCTGCTACGTTTATTCAAGATACTCCTCCAGTTTCTCGTGTTGTGGCTGTTGGTGCTTCTGCTAATGGACAACAGTTTATTTTTGATAGCTTTTTTGATGTTAAAAAAGCGCGACCAATGCCAATGTACTCAGTACCTGGCTTAGTGGATCATTTCTAATGGGTGATCTTATTGGTGGTGTTATTGGTGCTGTAAGTAATTTAATTGGTACACAGCAAACTAATCAAGCAAATACTGATATCGCTAATCAAGCGAATCAGTTTTCTGCTGAACAATTTGCTACCCGTTATCAAACTACCGTTAAGGATTTGCAAGCTGCTGGATTAAATCCTATGCTTGCTTATACTCAGGGTGGAGGATCTCCTCCTACTGCTCAAATGCCTGCTCCAAGGCAAAATGCTGTATCTAATGCTACATCTGCTGCATTAACTGCTTATGATCGTGCGCTTGCAACTAAATCAAATGAAGCTGAAGTAAAACTAAAAGAAACGCAAGCTCAAGCAACTTCTGCACAAGAACAAGTTGCAAGAACACAAGCTATTAATAACATTGCTAATGAAGCTAAAATTAACCAAGATACTAAAACAAGCGCTGCTGCCGAACAAGTAAGCCGCCAGCAATTGGGTGCAATTGCGGCGGAAATTAATCTAAAAAAGGCTACTACTTTATCTACTTCTGCTCAAGCTGCAAAAACTAATGTAGACACATTAAGAACTCAACAAGAGGCGGAAATTCGCAAACCTGACGTTGCAAAATCTCAAACTTGGTGGGGAAAGCATGTTTCCCCGTACTTATCAGACTTCAGTCGTGGCGCTTCAAGCGCAACTTCTGCTGCTACTATGATTTCAAAATAAGGAAAAATTTATGAAACTCCCTCCAAAAGAACCATTTGTTCGTTCTCCATATAATTACAATCCGGATGCTGCGTCAAATGAGTCAGGGTTGCGTTGTGAGGACGCTTCTCTGACTCAGCAGCACCAAAAGGATCAAGCTGATATCAACTTTATAGTTGAACAATTTAATGTAACTGGAATCCTTCCTACTGCCCCTGTATCACCACAATATGGTGATTTCACTGGTATTTCTGATTATCAATCTGCTTTAAATGCTGTAATTGACGCTCAAGATGAGTTTATGTCATTACCAGCCAATATAAGGTCTCGTTTTGATAACGACCCTTCAAATCTAATTAACTTCCTATCTAACGATGAAAATCGTCAAGAAGCTATTGAATTGGGCTTAATTGAGCCAATTCAGGAAGCTGTTATAGCTGCGCCTAACGAAGATAAAACACCCCTTCAAGGGGCTGCGGATGCAGCCTAGCACAGTGCCTTACTTGATGTAACTGTGCTAGGTGACACCAAAACCACCAACAACTAAAAAAAGGAGCATTAAATGCGCATTTTAAAAAGAACCGGATATGGACGAAAGTCCAAAATGAAGTCAGCTAAGCATTTTAAACACCGCACCAAGCATACGAAGTCCCCAAATATGCAAACTAAGCCTCAACGTGGAGGCTGGCGTCTCTAATAAAGCGCTAGGACACCTCACATGTCCTGTTTTCACCCAATAAGCGCACATCAGTGCGCTGACGGTTCTATAGTATTTTCGGAACGAAAACACTTTAATATCGTCAAAAATTTATCATTGCCTTGTGGGCAATGTATTGGATGCCGATTGGAGAGATCTCGCCAGTGGGCAATGCGCTGTATGCATGAAGCCCAATTACATGAAAAAAACTCATTTATAACCCTCACTTATGACGATACACATCTCAGAAGCGATAAATCGCTTCATTATGAAGACTTTCAAAAATTCATCAAACGACTCAGAAAGTCAATTAGCCCTGCAAAAATTAGGTACTACATGGCTGGAGAATATGGCGAAAATTTCGGCAGACCTCACTTCCACGCCTGTATCTTCGGATACGACTTTAATGATAAGAAATTATGGAAAAGGACTCCCTCTGGTTCTCTCATATATAGATCCGAACACCTTGAAACCCTCTGGCCATTTGGTTATTCCTCCATTGGAGACGTTAACTTTGAATCAGCTGCGTACGTTGCTAGATATATTATGAAAAAAATTACTGGTAAAAATGCAGAACAGCATTACACCGAAATAGATCCTGATACTGGTGAAATTACAGATAGAAAACCCGAGTTTAATAAAATGTCTCTTAAACCCGGTATCGGATATGCATGGTTAAAACGTTATAAATCAGACGTTTACCCACAAGACTATGTCATTATTCGTGGAAAAAAAGTTAAACCTCCCAAATATTATGACAAACAATATTCTAAGGAAAACCCTTATGAATGGGATGAAGTACTTTACAAGCGTGAAACTAGTGCTAAACTTCGCTATGAAGACAATACCCCAGAAAGACTTGCTGTTAAAGAACAAGTCACTAAGGCAAAACTTCAAAAACTTAAACGTAACCTCACTTAGGAAACCTCACTATGAAATTAGTATTATGTTCAATGAAAGATCGCGCTGCCGATGCTTTCGCTAGACCTATGTTTGTTCCTTCTATTGGCGTAGCTATTCGTTCATTTTCAGATGAAGTAAATCGCCAAGCTGATGACAATCAGTTATATCAACACCCTGATGATTTTGATTTATATGATCTAGGTGTATTTGATGATTCAAATGGTAAATTTGAATTACATGATGAACCTAAACAAATTGCTATTGGCAAACAAGTAAAAATTCAATCAACTTAACCGTAGAATAAAAGGGAGGAAACTCCCTTTTTTCACGGAACAATGGAGCTTATATGCATCGTAACCAATCAGTAAACGTACATCAGTTTGCTATGATTCCTAAGAGTGATATTCCTCGTTCTAAATTTGACTGCCAATCAACACATAAAACAACATTTGATGCTGGCTATCTAGTTCCTGTATATGTTGATGAAATGTTACCCGGAGATACATTTAATCTCAACATGACGGCTTTTGCCCGTCTTGCAACACCACTTTATCCAATTATGGATAATATGATTCTTGACTCGTTCTTCTTTTTTGTACCAAATAGACTTGTGTGGTCACATTGGCAACAATTCATGGGACAACAAGCCAATCCTACAGATTCAATATCTTATACTGTTCCTCAACAAGTATCACCAGCTGGTGGATACACGATCGGTTCTTTACAAGATTACATGGGTTTACCAACAGTAGGACAAGTTGCTGGCACTAATACTGTTTCTCATTGTGCGTTTTGGACTCGTGGATATAATTTAATTTGGAATGAATGGTTTCGAGATGAAAACCTTCAAAATTCCGTAACTGTAGATACTGGTGACGGCCCTGATACTGTTTCTAATTACACTCTTTTACGTCGTGGTAAAAGAAAAGATTATTTTACATCCGCTTTACCTTGGACACAAAAAGGTTCACCCGTCACATTACCTTTAGGTACTTCTGCTCCAGTACTTGTTACTAATGGAGCAAGCATACCTAATGCTGGAAACTTTACTGGTACTGATGCTAATTCTATATTTCATATCAACGTAGGTGGAGTTGACAAACCTTTATATACTGATTTGTCTCAAGCTACTGCTTCTACTATTAATCAAATTCGTCAATCATTTCAGATTCAAAAATTATTAGAAAGGGATGCTCGTGGAGGCACTCGTTATACTGAAATTGTTCGTTCGCACTTTGGTGTTGCGTCTCCTGATTCTCGTTTACAACGCCCTGAATATATTGGCGGGGGTTCAACACCCGTCAACATTAACCCAATCGCTCAAACTTCTGCAACTGGAGTTTCCGGCGGTTCTACGCCTATGGGTACTCTCGCTGCCATGGGTACTGTTTTGGCTCATAAGCATGGTTTTACTTATTCGTCAGTTGAACATGGCATTATTATTGGTTTAGTATCTATTCGTGCAGATCTTACATACCAACAAGGTATGCACAAAATG